CGCGCCCTAAACCTCCAGTTTAAGTTGATGTTAAGTGCACACGACCGAACCGCGGGATATTACTCAAGCGCTAAATACCAATCGCGTAGGTATTTCCGCGATAGAAGTCCAGATGGTCCAAACATAGAAAGGGCCTGTTTCTCCAAATATTCCGAAAACTCATCGTCCATTGCGTATAGATGTCGATAGGAGTCCATCGTTTCAGCTTCGACCTTTCTTTCCAAATAATGCAATGTAAATGCATGTTTTGCCCGGTAACTAGGCCGACTCGACCTTTCAGTCATGTCGTGCCCACCGAACTTCATTGGAAATCCATAGTCTACTTCCTTCACGATTGCTCCAGTAAGTTTCAGATTTTCTAAATACAGGTCCGTAAAATCCAAGCGTTCCTGTGCCGTATCGTCACCAAGCGAAAAGAAAATATTATCTTCATCTCCCCCAATAGCCAAATGATCTGCGAATTGCCAAATGGAATTGAATCCTATGGTACCTAACATACCAGATTTTTGGATTCCCTTAACCAATTGTATAAATTCGCATCCACATGTGGTCTTAAATCGAGGTACGCCAGGATGGTACAACGCAGATATGCGGTTGTCGAATACTCGTTGCCATTCAGGAGTTGTTCCGAATATCATGCGAGGTATTAGCTCACGTATCACATCAACGTGCCAACCCTGGACTGTCCAGTCCCAGGAAGACTTGTCGATGCTCATCGGCTCTCTTCCACGAAAAGCTTTCGTAATCCACTTAAAACCACCCATCTGCGGAGCCCATCCAGCTTTGGATGGTATTTGTTGCCATTTCGCTATGCAATTATCTAGCCAATCTCCGAACAAAATGCGATCTATCATGGTGTCAGTTATACCGACTCCCGATATCAATCGCCATGAACGTTTATCGGCCTTGCTGATCTTATGCGGCTCAGGTTTAACGAAAAGAAATATGGGATCTGCGGTCGGCATATCCAATAATTCGTTCCATCGTCGTCGAACGGCTTCTTCCACCATGGCCACTCTACCCGGATCCACTGTAATCCCATCAAACAAGAATAAATCTTTGTTCGTGGGATAATGCTTCTTCCAGGGCCAGCCCGGCGATGCTTGCCACTCAATTTTCTTAAGAACGAATTTCCGGAAATCTGTCGGCCACCCCGCCCACACAACTTTCGTTGGCGCGTAGGCTCGTTCTAACGGTGCTAAAACAGGTTGCAAAATTTCAGGATTGTACGTTTCATTGGCCTTTATATACTGTCTCGCGTGATAACACAACGACTCGTCTACTGCTTCGGCATCTGTCTCGGGCCACACAAACTGGTCTAAATAACCAGGTGCGAGTCGCTCGAGCTCTGCCTGAGCAAAGGCGGCGTTGCGTTGTATAGTAAGGGGTCGCTGGTACTGGCACTCGTGGTTCCTGCATTTATAGCAGGTACGGCCACAACCGGCACCACCATTCCTTTGTCTGCCAAGGCAGCGATTATTTGCCCCAACTGGTAACCTTGCGCTTTCAGCTGATCTAACAACGTAGCGCGTTCGTCCTGGGCCTTCGCTTTCCGAACAGACTTCGGAATTACCTTCACTAAAGACGTCTCGACATTGACATTGGTCTTCAATTGCTTGAAATGTGCCAATTCGTTCTTCAACTTCTCGTTTTCCTTCACCAAAACTTCCCGCCCGGTATCCGTTTTCGCTATCTTCGTCAACATTGACTGCAGCTCCCGATATCTCTCGCCCAACGAGTTGATCATCGCTTGTAGCAATTGGTCTTTCTCGCTCAGCTGATCCATCAGTTCCGCATGTCGCTTCAGATACTCCTCCGCTTGGGTGGCCGAGCACTGCTCGGCCAGTTCCAAGTTTTTTGACTGGAGCTCTTCAGTTATAGTATTGATCGCTCCAACGATCGGATCCACGGCGTCCACATAATGGGGGGGAAACGTCGTACTCCTGTTCACTTCAGGAACCCGTTCTTTGTCTTGCTCCCTTATATCCACTTCCTCTTCTGGTCTTCCAACGCGCAACATCGTTGTCCGCGCTCCTACGTCTCCTTCTTCATCTTGTTCCAGGTAGCTCAGATCGACGACATGGTACTTCCCATTTACAAAAACAACTGCTTCATCCGGATTATGTTTGGAACGCTGATAGCGCAGAGGACCTTTCGATCTTCGCACTTTATTCAACCATTCCGCAGTTTCTTCCGGTTTCCGCAACATTGCTAATATATAGGATGCACTCAAGCCGTAATTTCCTCCGGCTCCTCCTCCTAGATGAACGCCCACAATTTGTCTTCCCACCATGTAGGCTGCTCCTGAGAACCCACCCCGTGTGGATCCACGATACAACAATCCTCCAAATACTTTGGGATCGTGCTCTATCAATCCAAACGATATTTCCGGTTCTTTCCCAGCAGATGTAATAGATACTTGTGACGGCCCGTCCAAAACTGCCACGTTGGCCTTCTTCAACTTCAACAAAGAGAAAGTCTTTTCCTCCAACTTAATGGCGGTCAAATCTCCTTCAATGTCGAAGAATTCATCGGTTTCAACGCGATGGGCAGCCTGGACTGTGCCATCTTTTTGATACACTGAAAGCAGCAACACAGTTTTGTGCGCCACTATCACGTGCAACGGGACGACTAACCAATTCTCCAAGCGCGTTGCCGCACCCAGATAGTCTTTAAGTCGTCCATCTTTGTCCACTGAGTAAACCGCGAGTTGGATTGTCGGTGTTCTCGATAACGGTACTGCCGTAAAATTCGATCCCATGACCATTGATTCGGGTTGTCGTAAGTGTACATCACACGCATGTTCGCATGTGCATTTAACGCCAGGGCCTTCAAAAGGGCTGCAAACCGGCAGCGGAATGTCACTCAAGCGTACTACGCTCGGGTTTCGATACCACCACATGTAAAAGCGGCCCAATTCCGCACAAGCCAAAATGC